ATGTGCTTTTAAAGTTAACGGAAAACCATTAGAATTGGGTAGAACAACACACGATAAAACGTTTTCAGATTTTATAAAATGTAGTAAAGTTCCCACGAATACCCAAATATGTTTTTTAGATGACACATATTATCCAAATATGAATAACGATAATGTTTATTATATAAAAGTGAAACCATATATGCATGATTTATCACATGATTTATTAATTAAACGTTTTATTTCGAGCGATTTTGGTAAAACGATTCTGAAGGATAAAAAGGAAGCTGATGCTTTCAACACTTTTATGAAACAATTTATGATAAAATATGACTACACATATGTGGAGAAAAAAACAAAGGATTATGATATTGATAAAATTGTAACTAAAAAAACGATGATACACCTACAAGACTTTTTCAATAAACATAATAAAACGGCATATCCAACTCTAAAATTCAAAAATACTCAGCAGCAACAACAACAACAAAGCCGAAAACACAAATTAGTACATAATAAAACATTAAAGAATAGGCGCTAGTTCAAGCTGTATTTCATCTAGGTAACTTTTGAGAAGTTGGTTTACTGCGGATGTTGTAAATAATAATACTCCTGCACTAAATGCTATTTTTCTATCAAGCTCGGAAAATTTAATAACTCTAAATGCATTGAAGCGCCATAATAAAAATAAACTAATATAAATTTTTACATAATAATCTAGATCATCTAAATATGCTGGTGCATTTTTGAATAATCCGAATGCTAAACCGGCATACGTTAGATACGAAATAAAAACGAACACATTGAACATATTATCTTGCAAATCGTGTATTATTTTATCAAACATCTATCTATATAATAAATATTTATTATATATTTTACGTTTTCTTTTTACGTTTTCTTTTTACGTTTTCTTTTTACGTTTTCTATCTTTAGAATTATTAGATAGTAATATATTAAAATAATATGTTTTATTATATTAATGGCGTCAACATATGCTTTTGGTAAAAATGAGAATACATCCCAAATAACGGATTCAATAAATAGAAGGATATACGATAGAAATGTTCCGTCCCAAATTCTGCAGCCGTATTTAAATGTTAGACCGGTTATGACAAAATATTCTATCATGCCCATAGTTGATCCACGCGCGCCTATTAAAACTCCTTTAGAACAAATGCCAGTGTATAATACAAGTAAGGTATTTAATCCAGGGAATGCTACCGCACCATGGTCTGGCTACGCATCAAAAGTAAATGTAGAGTCTGAATTAAGGAATCAAATTTATGCATTGCAAAAATGCAGTCAATCTGTATACGTGCCTAATAGCAATAGCGATTTATATAAATTTAGTTTTAAAGCAGACAAACAAGGTGGACAACAATATCAACCTTTTCCAGAGTTATTTACTGAGGAAAAATTCAATTCATTTAATCCGAATCCCGAAAATGTGGGGGATGGACTATTCAACAACTGCACACGTCAACAGATTAAGGATTTAACGGGTAAATCTGCAAATGGATGCAAGTATTAGATTATATTTGTGGCTTTAGCGAAGGAATATGCGAATTATTATCAGACATAAATATAATATGTCTAATAATACATTACCTGATAATAAACTTTCTGATATAGATCTAGAATACTTAATAAATAAAGAACTATATGGAAAATCCATCGATAGTAAAATGCAACCACATATTAATATAAATAATAAAAAGGATAAAAAGTTTTATAAAAAGCGCATATATGATTTGACGAAACAATTATTAAGCAATGAGCAACCGCCTACATTATTTCCAGATGTGTTAAATACGTTTGACAATTATATAAAAACTTGTATTTCATATTTTAAGGTAATTGACACATCTGATATAATTCAAGAGGATTATGATAATTTATTGGGACCAATAAATAATGCTACTAGTTTTGATAATGTAGCTGGTGTTGATAATATGGACAATATAGATGAAATAAACAAATTAATGATGCGTTCTATAAAAATAATGGAGCCAAATGCGCTTGAAAAATTAGTAAAAAGAACGATTACTAAAAAGGAGATAGAACCTATAATACCACAACAAAAAGATATTAATTTAAAGGATCCCGTTTTGAAAAATAAAGGAATTCGTAAAAAGAAAAATATCACTAATAAATATGACGAAAATGTTATATTGGAAAAAAACAATCACTCGAAAAAATAAAAGTAAAAGTAAAGGAGGAAAAATTCATAAAAATAAAAATAAAAGGAGTCATAATATCAGCAGGCACAATAATACTAAACGCAATACAAAAACATTAAAATTTAAAGAAAAGTTGCATAATTATTCAAAATTGGTAAAATTAAGATGTAGTCCAAAAGAGAAGAAAAATGGCTTTAGTTGTTTAGAAGATGATACTATATATAAATTAAAAGAATTATGGAATGCCAGACACCCTGATGCTAAAATAGTTACAAATGACTCACATGAGATATGGGAACTATTGAATCGCAATATGAGCAATGTTTGCAACACAGAGTCTTGTTGGTTAAAACAAAAATTTGTCAATGGAAAATTAGACAAAGAATTGGCTAGTTCTTTTGCACCAGTATCCCCCTCTGAATGGAAAAAGAATCCAAATGAATGGCTTTCTAGTATGGATATATTAAATGTAATGAAACAATATGAAAAGGCGTATAAATGTTTCGATTTTATAGGACCATCTCCCATAGATTTCGATACACATCAATTATATGGTGAATGTGTGTGGGAGGAGTTGTGTCATTTTAATGTAGAGAATGAAATTAAAAATGGTAAATTTAAAATAGGGATTATATTTAATTTAGATCCACATAATCTTGGAGGAAGTCATTGGGTTTCCATGTTTATAAATATTAAAAAATCGATAATATTTTATTTTGATAGTGCGGGGGATGAAATACCAAAGGAGATGATGACATTTGTGGAAAGAGTTAAAAAACAAGGTAAAGCATTAAAGTCTCCTATAAATTTTAAATTTGATCAAAACTATCCTGTAGAACATCAATACGGAGATACCGAATGTGGTATATATAGCTTATATTTTATAGCACATATGTTAGAAGATAGACACGCAAGTGAGTATTTTAAAAAGCATATCCTATATGATAAATATATGGAAAAATTTCGTAAGATATATTTCAACGACTCATTATAAATATCATAATTAAAAATTTTATAATAAAAACATTTTGTTGTTTTAGTATAAAATGAATAGTAAACAGGATAAAATAAACAAAAATAAGTCTTATGATAAACCCGCCGAAAAGTCTGATGATAAACCATCTGATAACTCCGTAGATAAACTAGTAGATATCCCAATAAATAAACCAACTGAATCGATAGAACAAATCGGCGAGGTTATAGATCAATCTTCCAATAATGTCAAATTATCTGACAAGCAAAACGAGGAACAACAGCATATGTGCAAACAATTTATATTAGATCCATTGTCAGTAATTATAAAATTAGCTATTATTAGTCACAAGCCTGTTGGTACAAAAATAAGCATATGTAATAATTTGGTAGGTATACAAGAGAATGGAATATTTCAACCAATTGTCAGATTTATGTTGCAAAATACGAAAGAAGACTTGCATTTTTTATATAATCCCATTGAACTCGCATGTAAACATTTTTTATCCGACACATTTACTGCAAAAATGCCCAATATTAAACATTTATTTGAATGCGCGTTGTACGGATTATCAAAATTAGATCAAACATATAAATCTAGTCCCACTATTGTGCTATGTCTGCATTATTATTCCAATTTGATATTGAATTATCTCAATAAGCCGTATAATAGTAAATTATTCAAACCTGACACAATGACGCTGCTATATACGGGTCTATTAGTTACTAAATTAACAAGCAAATGGACAAATGTAAAATTACAAATGGTTTTAGATCTAAATGAATATTTGATAAGTAATGATAATTCAGAGGATAATCTTAATGGTCTGGAAATGTTTATGAAGGATTTTGATAATAAAATACAACAAGCATTTCTCTCTTTGTATATTACAAAATTACCTGTTTCATTAGATACTATTAGCATATAATCTGATAGAACTCCGCAGGCGTTAGCCGAAGGAGTTTATATTCTTGATTTCTTAGTCTTGTTAGTCTTCTTATATTTCTTAGTTTTCTTATATTTCTTAGTTTTCTTAGTTTTCTTAGATTTCTTAGTATTAGACTTTTTAGACTTCTTTGATTTCCCCCCATCAATTGTTTCTATTTTTATTTTTTTGGAAACTTTAAATACGTCATTTCTACCAGAAAAAATGTCATCTAACTCCGCTTCTTTTTCTTCTTCTTCTCTTGCTAGTTTTTTTACCCTTTCTGCTTTTTCTTGTTTATCTGAATCAATCATTCTACGTAATACTATTGCTTCTATAGGACCACTATCTAAAGGGAATGCATTGGACTTTGGGTTATCTGCAGTTGGATTTTGTGTAATCCATTTATTATCACTAATTACTGAGCGCTTAAGAGCAGGACCGAAATTTCCATTTTCAATTTCCCCCATTTGATTATTACGAGTAATAGCCTTTTCTTTTAGTTGAGGTGTAGATACGGAATAAAATTCAGCTTTAGAACCGGGGGAGAAAGAAGCTGAATTACTATAGTATTTAATATGGTCTGATCCGTCGAACGGACATTTGGTAAAAGAAGGTAGTGTTTCGTTTAATTCATCAAATACGGGGTTGGATTCTCTAGTAGTCGCATACAATAATGGCAGGCTTATATCTGTTTCTGATCCAGGTACCTGTCTAATATTACAAAAATAAGGCGAATCTTTTATTGGGTTATAGAGTCTGCGTAAATTCATAAATGTTCCAATAGTCCTTATTTTGCCATAATCATCTGCATTACTTTTTCTGGCATAAAATTCTATGTAATATTCGGTTCCTGGAATCAAATCTTTGGGTAGCACCCGAGGCATTGAGGAAGTAGTGGACGTGCCTGAGGAAGTAGGGGACCACCAATTAGTAAACATACTCATTTATATATATATATATAAATATAAATATATATAAATAATAACATGTATTATTCAGTATAATACAAAAAGAATGAGCAATGTATCTGAATTTATAAAACCCGACAATGTTGAGATATTATGGGAGGTAATTCTAGATGAAAATGTGATCAATACAAATGATCCAAATCAACTAACCAATATTAAAAATTATTTTAACAATCAACTTAGAACATATTATGAAGGAGAGAAAATGAATCCTAACGCTTTCAATTTATTTCAATTGAATAAAAATTTTATTTCCAATTTTATAACGAATATTCACACACAACAGAATCAACAGAAACCTCAGTTGACTTTAAAAAATCCTTCGGTTGCCTCCGGCAACTACGGGGTTCAATCGCTCACCTCCGGCTCGCAGCAAAAACATGATTTAATTACATCCGAAGATATTCATACAGATAGAAAAAATCAATTTGATAATGATTTAGCTGCTAGAGTAAATGAGTTTCAAAGTGCAATGACATTACCTATTCCAGAAATACCTAAGTTTAGTGATAAATTGGATAAACCAATAAATGAAATGGAAGCACTAATCGCACAAACATTGGCACAACGAAATTTTGAAATAGAGCAAATACATAAGGGTACAAATAAAAATGATGCAGAAAAATGGTTAAAGGGTGAGATCACCTCTATTAAATCAAATAAAAATGCACCACAACAACAACAACAGATAAATCATGGTGCAGAAATAAACTATATCCAAATTGGAGAAAATATGGACTCGAATAATATAAATAATGACATTATTACATTACCTAATAATATATATTCTCCTTCTAATTCTAATTCTAATTCTAATTCCATATCCACATTGAAAAAATCAATATCATGGGCTACAAATGATAATAATATTAAGCTATCTATTGCGGAAGAACCAGTTTCACTCCTTCGGCTAACGCCTACAGAGTTCAATCATTCACCTACGCTTTCGGCTACGGCGAACATCGCAAACATTTTTTCAAAACTAAAATCTGTTGCATCTGTTGCATCAGTGTCAGTACCGGTAGACGTAACAAAAGAGTTAGATTCTTTAAAAATAGAATTTGCACTTATGAATAAAAAATTAGATAGCATTTTAGAAATACTTTCGGTACGATCCGTAGCCGAAGATATTACCGAGTTTATACCTTTTTAACCACATTTTCACCGCGTTCATTCTTTTCCACTATGTATACCAAAGATGGTTCTATTCCGGGATTTTCTAATGCGCGTTTATAACTATCCAAATCATACAAATAGGTCATTCCCTTTTCAGGAATTTTACGAGATATATATGTTTTACCTCGTAAAGTCGTTTCAACCCCTCGCCATGTTATTTTTTCTTTATTCATTGCTGCACTGGTGTCTGGTTTATCCTTTTTATAATTGGGATCATATGCAAATTTATCGGGAGATGGATTGCCAAATTGAAGACAATGTAATTGTTCCTTTGCTCCAGCTCTAGAATATAATGAACAATCTATGGATGCTTCTTTGATTGCAGTTGTTATTTTTGTACTTACTTCTTCTTTTATGAGAGAAATTTCAAATAATGCTTGATCACTCGTAAAAGGAACATAGTCCATTTTTTCTTTATCCGGTGTAATCTGGTACTTCTTTTTACTTAAATCTTTTTGTTTTAATTCTATAGAAACATCACTTTTCACTTGTTCTGGAGAAAATGTCATTAAATAAACAAACACTTCAACCGATTGTAGTTCTTCTGGTAAATTTTTATGACTGCAAATACGGCGTGCCCTGCCAATAACCTGTTCCATACGTGCTGGATGCCAATACGGCTCCATAATATGTACATATCTTGTATTGCGGAGATTAATTCCTTCTGAACCGGAAGCAGTAATCATTAAAACCTTGATAATTTCACCCACATTGTTATTGTGTGCGATGCTATTTAGTTCCGCTGCAAAAGAGGGAGTGAGTTTATTCCATTCACCATTAAATATATTAAGTATCGTCTCTTTTTCATCCTTTGTTTCAGTACCAGTGTATAATGCAAACGTAGGTTTACCACGATTTTCCTCGCTTATGTCTAATGCCCACTCGCCTGCAACATCCTTTTTAATTTTAAATTGGGTATATCCATTTTCTTCGAGCACCATTTTAAACATTCCAATGCCTTCCAAAGTTCGAAATTGACTATACACTAAATGTACTCCAATATGATCAGCAGATTGAATATTCTCTAACATATGCAAATATTTAGGACTATATGTTTCTAATCCTTCAGGACTCAAATAATCCGATGCATGTTCTTTCACATATTGAATAGCATTTCGCATACGTTTTTCATATGTAGCATCACCCATATTATCTATTATTTGATCGCCTTCTAATTCATTAGTGTCTTTTTCATCGTCCTCATTTGCATCTTCCGTCATTTTTTCATTTAATTTCATAGCCCCTTCATACACATTTTCTAGTTGCGTATTTGTCATTTCCGCTGTTTCCTTTTCTTCAATGGGTAAGGGTCTTCCTGGAGGTTTAGGCATAACAAAATTACAAAAAAGACGAGAGAATATACGATATGTAGAGGTGGGTTCTTTGTAAATACCATTTTCATCTACTGCACCCTTTTTCTTTTTGGATTGTTTTTCCATATTTCTCTCTTGTTTGCGTGCTTCTTCGTAAATAGTAAATTGATAATCGCTCATAGGAATTCTTATCACATGATAATCGGTGACTTTGTCGTAACGAGGTAATAATTTTTCTTGAGCACTTCTGAAATAAGATGTCAATCCCATGATACGTTTTTTCAACATGTCTACATTTGTAATTTTTCCTGTGCTCGAATCAATGAATAAATTCACAAAATCGTCGAATTTATCTGGCAGGGCTTTATAGTTATCAATAGTCGGTTGTGATATCACTTCAATCTCATTCTTTTTTAATATCCGAATTATATTTTGTTGGAATTCTTCGTCACTAAGAGTTCCAGGGTCCACTACGCGTTTAGTACCTGACTCGTCACGACGTGTGTATGATTTATTTGTAACGCCGTGATATTCATCTGTTTTTTCTTTATTTTCAAATCCAAATGGATTACGGGTAATTGATAATTTTGGAGATGGTTTGTCGGAATAATCTAAATAATCTACCAGTTTCTCTCTTATAAACATTTGATGAAGCGATTCTTTATTTACAGGTAGTCTTGTTTTGATATCTAATGAGAAATGCCATGTTTTGATATACCCACGTAAAATATTAAAGAGTATCCCAACTTCGTTTGGGTAATTGATAATAGGAGTACCTGTAAGAAGAACTATTCTGGCATTTTTAGCGCTCATTAAATCTTGATATAAATTTAGCGCCAATGAAAATGGACGTCTTTCTATATCTCCTGTTTTTTTATTAACCGGCGCTTCCTTTTCTTTTCCTATTTTATTTACTATTCTACTAATTAAATTATGTGCTTCATCAATGATAACAACCGCATCATCAAACAAATTTTTCTCGAAATTATTTGTCATGTCTCGCCATTTATCTCTGCGCAACCCATTATAATTAATAAAGCTATATTTTGTTTCGATCATTTCATTTATTTGGTCATCTAATTTTTTCTTATCTACTGGACTAAGTTCCGGGTATGGTGCGTTCTTTGAAACGTTTACTAACCAAGCTCCGCCTTGTTTGTCTATATAAGAAACAGACAGGTTTAACATACTAGAAAGTGTATTTATCGCTTCTGGGTGTTTCGTAGTATCGATCCACTCCCAATACTGGTTTGTCTTGTAAAGCGCATCTCCGCATTTTTTTAATTCGGCTATGTAGTTTGGACGTAAAGATGCGGGTGTCATAACTATTACCTTTTTATTGTTTTTCATACCTTCTGCCAAGGCGATAGAAGTGCATGTGTTGTGTGTTACCGAAAAATCGCCCATTAAATAACGACAATTTCCGTCCAACATAAAACCATAATATTCACCTTCTTCAGCATATTCTACTTTTATTTTTGTAACTAATGCATCTACTATGCGTGATTTTGGAGAGGCTTGTTTTCGTGGTATTAGAGTTGGTATTAGTTCAAGACCAGGTCCTGTTATACGTATAGACCACGCTTTTCTACTTTTTTTTATGCGAGTATAACAAGCAAATCCTAGACTTCTTACTAAAAACACTATGTCATTCATTAATGTTTTTTTATTTTGTGTAAATACAAAATCACCATTTTTACATAAATGACCACATATATCTATCAATCCTGCTAATAATAATAACCTGTTTGTCCGTGAATTGCATTTATATATAAAGGGAATAGTACCTTTCACAAATATGGCTTTAGATTCTTCATCCAAATTAGCAATTTTGGTGTGAATTTCAGTTAATAATGCCTCGTATTTGTGTGTTTTTCCACTAAGCCAACATCCAATAGTATATGGGTCCAATGGCAGATCTTTTTCTGAAAATGTAAGAGGTACCTTGTATCCTTTTAGTAGATTCTTTTGCTTATCCGTTAATAATAAATATTCTTTTACAGAAACTTCAATAATATTCTTATTCGTATCATCATTTTTTTGGATAGTTTCAAAAAAAGCGATGGCTGCCGCCTTTTTTGTATTTTTATCAAGATCGTCGGTTGTATTAAATGTAAATGTGTTTACCTGAAAATTATTATCTTCTATCCATTGAACCATATAATTAGATACAGATGTATGTTTATTAAGACGTAATTTGGGGAATCCCGGAGCTTTTAAACACAGAATATGTTCTTTGTTTACCTTATATTTATCTTCACAATTAGAAATAATATTGTACATCATGTCAGTGCCACGAGCCAAGGAGAGAACTTGTCTAGGAGTGGAATCATCTCCCATTAGGGTATCACCAACCACTATATTTTCTACTAATTTAATCTCACCTGTAGCCATTATAATTGGAGTGCCTTTTGCGTGACATTTACCGCTACCCAGTCCGTGATAGAGTAGAAGTCCTCTATAAGGAGTGTATAAATTCAAATAATCTCGTACCACCATTTGATGAATCAATAAAGAAAATTGTTGTGCATCGTTGCCTATATTGTCGCATGTAATTTGAGATGTGTCGTCTAAAATTTTCTCTCTATATGGTTCAAATAAAGAGTTCATTGCGTTTATAAATATTTCTCTGTTATTCATGTAGTAACTACTCACTTTGTAGTTGACCTTTAATTGTTTTTCGGGTAGACGTTCTACATTTGTAGTGTCACCAATTTCAACCCACTCTTCAGGGCTTAATATAGCGATTCCTTTAGGAGGTGCCTTTGTTTTTCTACCTCGGGGGGCACGTTTAGGTTTAATCATAATAATTTCTTCTACTTCTTCATCACCTTCTTTTGCTTCTTCTTTTTGTTCTAGTGCTTGTTCTTTTGCTTCTTCTTTTTGTACTGGTGTTTGTTCTTGTGTTATAGAAATACCCTCTTCTTGTAATCCTGTTAGCATTTTTGATGTAAGTTTTTTAATTTTTCTTTTATTAATTATTTGTATGGGTTCAGCCTCATTCTTTGACTGAATAGTTGGTTTGGCAACCACCATTTTTAATTTATTTTCATCTAATCGTTTCATTAGTTCAGAAATATCAAAATTGCCTTGTTTATTTTCAATAGTAATTTTGTTAATACGAATGGTTTCAGGTTTAGTTGGTATAGGAATAATAATATTATGAGATTTTTGAGTATTTCCTACATCTTGTTTAATTCTCAATTTTTCTCTCAAAGTGCTCATTATCTATATATATACTTTTGAAGATTTTAAATTTGGAGGAAAACGTAGTTGCCAAAGGCTGCCGAAGTTTTCCGATTATATTCCGAAGGCGCTAGCCGAAGGAATATGAAATATTTATTGTATTCTATTTATGTTTTCTTATGTTTCTCTCATGTCGAATACAAAATGATTTTTTGCAATGCTTCTTCACATGCAATTTGTTCTGCTTTTCGTTTAATTTTATGTTGTCCTTCCCCTAAAAATAAAAATATTTTTCCATAATTAGACACATGTTCATGAACCGCCTTGAATGTCCTCAATTTATTAATATGTATGGCTTCATTGAACGATAGATTGTGGATTTGTTGACCAAGACATAAATATACTCCCATTTTATATCCCGTATCTATATCATGTTCTATTTCTAAATAATGCGGAGTAATTTTAAATTCTTTTTGAATTTTAACTTGTAGAATATTTTTATAATTATCATCATTTTGAATAAGAGCAACCCAATCTATATGTTTTTCAAACACATTTTCAACGAATTTTTGCACCATTTGAAACCCTGGTCCAGTAACAAA